GACCGCGATGATGGACAAGGTGGAAGCCCTGCTGGCTGACGGCGGTTATCACTGGAACTACGCACATGCGATGGCGCGGCGGATGTTCGGCCGTGAAAAAGTCGAGTATCTGGACAACGATCAGTTGCACAAGTTGGTGGCGGCTTTGCAGATTGCCGCCAACCGTCGGAAGGGGAAATAATGTCGTTTGAACTCTATGATGAAACGGATTTTGAAGCGGTGCGCCACCTGCTGCCGGACAGCGTGATGGAAATGGTGGGGCTGATTGGCGCCGAACCGACGCTTGCGCTGCTGCGCGCCTACGGCGGCACCACCTTCCCGGTGTCCTGCAACGTGAAGCGTGCCGGGCAGGCTACCCACGCCGCTTTGGCAGAGGTGGTGGGAGAGCAGGCGGCAGACAAGCTGTGCCGCGCCTTCGGCCAACGCCAGCGACTGTGGCTGCCCAAATGCGAACGGGCGGGGCGCGAGCTGCTGCACCGCAAAATACGCCGCCAGTTTGACGAGCTGGTGAGCCGCGATAACATGACCGCTTTTTGGGCGGTGCAGAATTTGGCGCAACGCCATCACCTTACCGACCGCACGGTGTGGGACATCCTCAAAAAGACCGACAATGCCCCGCCGCCGGAGAGTGGCCAACATGCGCTGTTTTAAGGGTGTGAGCCGCCTCAAGCATTTTCAAACAGCCTGCCGATGGACAATAACCCCAGTGTAACTACTGGGGTTTTTATCATGTTTATCACCATTACAGCCGGTCACAGCAATACCGACCCGGGCGCCGTGAACGGCAGCGACCGCGAGGCGGACATTGCGCAGGATATGCGCAATATCGTGGCCTCTATCCTGCGCACCGATTACGGCTTGGAGGTTAAAACCGACGGCGAAGGCAAAGGCAATATGCCCTTGCGCGAGGCCGTGAAACTCATCAAAGGCAGCCGCTTGGCTATCGAGTTCCATACCAATGCGGCACTCAATAAAACCGCGACAGGCATTGAAGCCTTATCCACCCCGAAAAACAAGGCGGCCTGCCAGCGTATATGCGCGGCGGTGGCCGATGCCAGCGGCTGGAAGCTGCGCGGCGAGGGTGGCTATAAGCCCGACAACGCCGGGCAGCACAGCCGTTTGGCCTATGCGCAAGCGGGCGGCATTATCTTGGAGCCGTTTTTTATCAGCAATGATGCGGATTTGGCGCTATGGAAGCAGACTAAATGGCGCATCTGCCGCGCGGTGGCCGAAGCGATTGCGGCGGAGGTGGCGGCATGAGCCTGAAGAAAACATTGGTGGCTTTGGCTTTGGGCAGCCTGCCCAAGCACACTCACCCGCATTTGCCGCCACGGCGCGATGTGTGTATGGATCAGCCGCTGCCGAACTGGAAGCGCAGCGGCGTGGCCGCGGCCAAACGGGCTGCCAAACGGCGCAGAAAGGCGAAACGATGAATAAGTTTGGCACTTGGCTGGCCGGGAACTTTACCAACCCGGCCACGGGGCAGGCCAGCCACACCAAAATTTGGACCAACATCGCCTACGCGGTCATGACCTATAAGTTTGTGATGGCTCCTGAGCCTGTGGAGTGGATGTGGTGGGCTTACGGCGGCATTGTGGGCGGTTTTGCCTTGGTACGGCGTGGCTTGTCGGTTATCCCGCAGCTGGCGGCCATCAAACAGGAAACGGAGCGCGAAAATGATGTGGATGCCCCTACTGAGTAAGCTGCTGCCCGCAGGTAGCCTGTGGAAAAAGCTGCTGCCGCTGCTGTTGGCTCTGACTGTGGCGGCCACCTGCTACCGCGCAGGCTACCTGAATCGAGACGGCAGAGCCAAAACCGAGATGGCCGCGGTGGCCGCCGCACACCAACTGGCACAGCTGGAGGCGGAACGCGCCTACAGCGCCAAACTGGCCGAAGTGGCGGCGGAGCGGCAGAAATGGGTTGATTTTGCCCAAAGCCAATCCGTGAAGCTGGCCGAAGCCAACCGACGACTAGATACCAAAACCACTCATATCAAACAGGAGATACCTCATGCGATTGCACGCGACAAAAGCACCGGCGGCTGTTATAGCGGCCTTGGTGCTGACAGCTTGCGGCTCTACCGCCAAGCCTTCGGCTACAGCGCCGATTAAGGTGGTGGAGCGGCCGACCTTGCCGCCTGCTCCGGCGGAACTGTTGGCGGATTACGAACGCCCCGCGCCGCCCGCTTCGGGTAGCCCGGAAGCCCTGCTCAACCATGCCGCCGAGTACGGCGCATGGTGCGGCAAACGCGATGCTCAGGCCTCCGGCTGGCAGCAGTGGTACCGCAACGGACAGGGGGAAAATCGTGAGTAGATACCGCGAACTGGTGCAACACCGCTTGGCGGTGTGCCACGCCGGTATGGAACTCAAGCTGGCCCGTGCCCGCGAACAGGAGCCGTTTGTACTGGCGGTGGAGCGCAAATTATCGGCAGGCAGTTGGGATTACCGCATGGGCATGACCCCGAATTTCGGGGTGGTGTTTACCGTGCTGCCATGCCGCCTACCGCTCAAAGAGCAGTATCAAGCAGTCAAGGCTGATCTGTCCGAATACTGGGAGGTAGAGTTTGATGTGCAGGCAGGGCGACCGTGCCTGCATGTGAGCAGCCGTACCGACGAAGGCATCGATTGCTGTGTGGTATTTGACGGAGACGATGATGGCTGCTGAATTTTTAACTATCGATTATGTATTTCAGGGTGCCATCGGCATCGTGATGACGGTGCTGTGGCGCTACATCGGCAAGGTGGATGGCAAGTTTGATTCCGTGCAAGCCGAGAATCACGCCCTGCGCGAACGCCTGCACGAGGTGGAGAAAGTCTATCAAACCAAAGCCGAAGCCCGGGAATACAAGGGCGAAGTGTTGGAGTTGTTACGGGAAATCAAGAGCGACCTCAAACAGGTTAGCGATAAATTAAACGAAAAGGCCGATAAAAAATGAGCACCCCTTACCAAGACCCGGTTGTGGAAATGCTGCGCGAAATCAGCGCCAAGCAGGATGTAACCATTGCAAAACAAGATGAAATGGATAAACGGCTGGCGGATATACAGGCCGACTGCCAACGCATTGCCCGTACCAACGGCAGTTTGGCCGGTGCGGTATCCGGCGCGGTGAGCGGCGGCGTGGTGGCCACCGGCATTGCCTTTATCCGCGCTAAATTCGGTTTTTGAAGGATTTGAGAAATGGCCCACCCGAAAGAAACCCGCGACCGCCTGCGCCAGCTATATGTATCCGGCAATCAAACACTGGAAACGGCGGCAATCATGTGCGGCACCACGCAGGCCACCGCGCGGCGCTGGCGCGAACAGGCGCGCGAGAACGGAGACGATTGGGACAAAATGCGCGCGGCCTACACGCTGGCCGGCGGCAGTATTGAGGAGCTGGGGCGGGCAACAATGGCCGGCTTCTTGCAGCAATACAACTCAACGATGGAGCTGCTGCAACAGGATGGCGACCTAGGCCCGGCGGAAAAGGTCAAGCTGCTGGCCAGCCTGGCAGATGCCTATAACAAGACCGTAGCGGCCAACGCCAGAATCCTGCCGGAAACCAGCAAGCTGGCCACCGCGCTGGAAGTGGTGGAATTGCTGGTGCAGTTTGTATCGGAAAAACACCCCAAACAGCTGGGGGCACTGGCAGAGGTGCTGGAGCCGTTTGGGGCGGTGGTGGAGAAGAGGTTTGGTTAATAACCTTCAGTCCATCTTCGAAACCGTGTTCCGCCTGTTGAAATGACTTCAACATCTGATCTCAAACGCTCCCCTAAGATCATTGTTTGGCAGCAGGAACAGGAATATTTATGAAAAGCACCTTCGTACCCATTAAATTGAAGAATCGATTTGATGCTTTGCTCGTAACATTGGGGACAAATGTCATGAATCGGCTCGCCATGTGCCATTTCCGCTTTCAATCGATAGACGAAAGAACCGGGAGCGAGTTCATACAATTGGTAGCGTTGTCGCTCTGTAGACCAATCTTTTATTGCCATCAGTTCTTTTTCAAGCTCGTTTATGCGGCCAACAGCCGCCGAATAGGCCGTCTGCGCTTCAAATAAATCATTTTGGACGGCGGCAATGATCTGATTTAGTTCGATTGTTTTTTGAGCAACTTCGGCATCTGTTTTAAGTTGGCTGAATCCTTTCAAGAGGGTGCCGGCCTCTTTAAGTCCCGTAAAAGCATTTGCGATAAACATTCCCATAATGGTTATTCCATGAAAAATAAAGAGTTCCTAAAATCCCTCTCCGCCATTGCCGACCAGCTGCGGCGCACCATTGAGGCGGAAGTAGTAGGCTTTGAATCGACCCCGGCGGCCATTGCGGAGCGCCGGGCCAAAGTATTCGACCCGCTAGGTGGCTTTGAATATTTTGTTTATACCTACTTCCCGCATTATGTGCACACGGAGGAAAAGTCGCAACTGCACGAATTTTTGTTTACGAGGCTACCTGAAATTCTGCGCGAGCCGAAGGGTGTGCCGGAAGCGACAGGCGCGCCGCGCGGCGAGGGTAAATCCACGCTGGTGACCCAGCTGTTTACCCTGTATTGCATCGTAACCGCGCAGAAGCATTACTGCGTAATCGTGATGGACAGTATCGACCAAGCCTACCCGATGCTGGAGGCGATTAAGGCCGAGCTGGCTTATAACCCGCGCTTACTGACCGACTTTCCCGAGGCGGCGGGCACAGGGCGGGTGTGGCAGGCGGGTACGATTGTGACCGCCAACGACATCAAAGTGCAGGTGGCGGGCTCGGGCAAAAAGCTGCGCGGCCTGCGCCACGGCCCCTACCGACCGGATTTAACCATCTTGGACGATATCGAGAACGACGAGCAGGTACGCAGCCCGGAGCAGCGCAAAAAACTCAACGACTGGCTGGACAAAACCATCCTGCCTTTGGGCGGCGTGGGCATGAAATATGATGTGATTTACATCGGCACCATCCTGCACTACGACAGCGTGCTGGCGCGTACCTTAAACAATCCGTTTTGGCACCGTAAAAAATTTCAGGCCATGATCCGCTGGCCGGACAATATGGCACTGTGGGAGCAGTGGGAAGAGCTGTACCGCAACGAGGGCGAAGCAATGGCGCTGGCGTTTTACCGCGCCCACCGCGCGGAAATGGAGGCAGGGGCGATTACCAGCTGGGCGGCGCGCGGGGTACTGGAGCTGATGACCATCCGCGCCCGCGTGGGGCATGCGGCGTTCGATAGCGAATACCAAAACGATCCTATATCCGGCGATGCCGCACCGTTTGCCAACAGCCTGCATTTTTGGGTACAGCGCGATAACGAGTGGCTGTTTTTTGGCGCCTGCGACCCGAGTTTGGGCAAGGCCGGTGCGAGCCGCGACCCGTCGGCGTTGCTGGTGGGCGGTTTTAACAAGCGCACCGGTGTGCTGGATGTGGTGGAGGCGCAGATTAAAAAACGCCTGCCCGACCGCATCATTGAGGACATCATCGCTCTGCAACGGCAATACCGCTGCCTGCTGTGGGGCATCGAGACGGTGCAGTTCCAAGAGTTTCTTAAAACTGAGCTGGTGAAACGCGGCGCGGCGGCGGGCGTGCCGATTCCGGCGCGCGGCATCAAACCGGTGGCGGATAAGCTGTTGAGGATTGAGAGCCTGCAACCGCATATGGCCAACGGCCTCATCCGCCTGCACGCCGGCCAAAGCACGCTGATACAACAGCTGCGGCATTTCCCGATGGCCGACCATGACGACGGCCCGGATGCGCTGCATATGCTGTGGATGCTGGCACAAAGCGGCTTCGGGGCGATTGACTACACCGCCGTACCGCGCCACAGCGGCAGCGACGGAGTGCTGACTTTCGGTAGCGGTGCTTGGTAACAACCCGCTGAGGCGGCTCAAACGGTTTCAGACGGCCTTACATCTGACAATAGCGGCAAGATTAACTGCATCTTGCCGCTTAATTATGTCTATCAAATCCCGTTTTACCGCCGTTTTATCCGCTATTACAGGCAACACTGAGCCTGCGCCGAAAGCACCGCGCAAGGGCGAGCAGACCGCGCAGCTGGCCAAAGCCCGCGGCACCATCGGCGAGCATCCGAGCAAGGGACTGACGCCGCAGAAATTGCATCAAATTTTAGAGGGGGCGGAAGACGGCGACATCACGGCGCAGTCGGAATTGTTTACCGATATGGAGGAAAAAGACGGCCACATCTTTGCCGAGATGAGCAAGCGCAAACGCGCTTTGACCGGCTTGGATTGGCGGGTATCCGCTCCGAAAAATGCCGATGAGGCCGGGCGGCAGCTGGCGGAAGAGGTGGCGGGCTGGCTCTACGGCCTGCCGGACTTTGAGGCGCTGCTGTTTGACCTGCTGGATGCGCTCGGCCACGG